ACGAGTTGCAATCAGGGAATCTTCGTTCAGGTATCGGAAGAACTGGTTGTATATGCGGTCTGGTATGAAAAATATCAATGCTACATAGCAATCAGGAAACTGACACCGAAGGAATGTTTCAGACTGCAAGGATGGACGGATGACTATTTTGAGAAAGCAGAGTTCGTCAATTCAGACAGTCAGCTATACAAGCAGGCAGGAAACGGAGTGACAGTGACTGTCATCGAAGCGATGGCAAGAAAACTCGGACAGCACAGAAAGGAGGAACAAAGGTGAACGACGGACCAATAGTGAGAAGAATTTCATTCGACATTCACGGAGAGTTCATCACGCAGCTTGCGAGAGAATGGTTTTACACTGGAGAAAAGAGCCATGAGAAAGTCATTGAGATTCTGATGGACAGTATGACCGGGACAGATACACCAGAAGCACAGATCAGGAGATACGCAGAGGACATTCTGCTCGGCCGCGCCGCTCTGAAGGGGAGCACGGCAGCAGGTACATATCATCTTGAAACGTACGAGCCGGGAGAAGAAGAGCAGATGCCGAAGAGCATGAACATCTGGAAAGAAGTCGAAAGGCGGAAGAAAGCAGAGAAGGACCTGCGGAGGATGATTGAACGGTGGGACGTAGCAATGGACCACATATCGGAAAGCACACAAAGAGCAATCCGAAAGGAACTCGGAGAAGAGACTGCGGAGGATAGACAGCAGGATGCACTCGACAGTTTCATGGCACGAATGATGGATGAAGAAGAACACACCACAGAGGATTATGGATGGTTAGAACCGAACGGAACCTTCCATGCAGTAGAGTGGGGAGATCATCAGGAATGGGCGAACGACTATCTGGACAAGAACCTGACACAAGAGGAACGGTTTGCGGCGATGGTGGAGATCAACGCATCAGGAATGGTGAAAAATTCCCCGGATGTTATCGGAGCGGCGGACTATCTGGTCAGAAGAGGATGGGTGCTTCTGCACAATCCACAGCAGGGAATCGCAATTCCAACAAGGGACATCACCAGAGAGTACACGAAGGCGCAGAAAGAGTTCCTGTATGACTATTACATGGAAAGAGACTGCAAAGAGGAGGCGAACGCAATATGGCAGGACGAATGAGAACAGATGAGACTTCGATGCTGAAAAGAAGAATCAGAGCAGACAAGCGTCTTCGAGAAGAACTGTCGCGGAATAATGCAGAAACGCGAGAGATGATTCATGAGACATATCAGGAGATAGCAGAACAACTTGAAATAGAGGGAGACTGGGATGAGGTATATGTTCAGGACCAGTTAAATGATGATTATGAAGTCAGAGATGTCATCGAAGCGTTTTACGATTGCATGATCGAGAAAATTCTGAACTACATCGGTGCAGAGTAATAAAGCAATGAAGGAGGAACCAACATGGCAGTAAGAACACAACCGGATGCGCTGAAGGTATTCGCTGCGATCGCAATGATCGTCAACAGCAGGGAAGATTCAGCAAAAGTGAAATTGACAAGTGTAACCAGAAAGACAGAGAAAGAAGAAAAAAGAAGTGCATGAAATGAAAAAGCCTTCGGAATTGCTTGCAGGCTTCCGAAGGCGATTCGTTGACGTTCAGGTCAACACACATCTCGGTATTATTGTACTGCGAACGGCCTGAAAAGTCAATCAAAACAAGCGTCCCGAAGCGGTTCGGCGGACTTGTAATGGATAGTAACACTTCAACGATAAAGAGAAGTGACAGAGGTGATTCAGGATGGAGCAGAGCAGGAGACGGAGAAAGAAGAATGTCTATGTAGAGTATGACTATGAAGAGGCATATCAGAAACAGATTGAGAATCTGGAAGAGGACATCATCAAGAGGATGATGGATGGAAAGAAGATCAAGTATGTGTATGCCACAAAGGAGATCAAAGCAGGGGAGCAGTTGGAAGTCGAGATATATCCAGAGTTCACCAGAAAGAGAGTCGAAGAGATTCCAGAGGAGGGCAGAAGGAAGAAGGATAGACAGGCACAGAGGAACCTGAATGAGAAGAACAGCAGGAAGCAGTGTGAGAGAGTCATCAATGAGAATTTTGGTGACAGGGATATATGGGCCACGTTCACATATTCGGCAGAGTACACACCTGCAAGCATGAAAGTGGCGAAGAGCCATATGCAGAACTACATCCGCCGCCTGAACTACCAGAGAAAGAAGAGAGGTCTTCCGAACGCTCGGTATGTGTATGTTACGGAGCAAGGAGACAAAGGCAGATGGCATCATCACATCGTACTCGACGGAGACATGGACATGGACACAGTGGAAAGTCTCTGGACATACGGAAAGAGGAATCAGGTTCGCCGCCTTCAGAAAGACGAAAACGGCCTCGTGGGGATGGCGAAATATGTGTCAAAGCCGAAGGGCAAGGGGAAGGACTCTGAAGAAGGAAAATATCAAAAAATTTGGACTCCATCGAAGAACCTGAAGAAACCGGATGAACACAAGAATCATTACAAGACAAAGCAGAGCCATGTGGACAAGATGGTCAACGGTATACTTCCAGTGCAGGAGCATCTGAACAAGTGGTACGCATCAGAGGGTTATGAGTACACGGAATCAGTAATCAAGTACAACAAGTGGAACGGCCAGTATTACATATATGCTCGAATGAGAAAACAGCAGGAGGAGAAAGGAGGGAAGAAGAGTGAGAAGACGAAGAAGAGCAAGGCGAAGAAAGGCGGTCAGAATCGCAAGAGCACTCGCAAGAGGGATTAACTGGAAGAGAGTGGCAGCAGTCGTGCTCTTGACCGGAGTTGCGGTGAGCATCGCAAGGTGCGGAAGAGAGAAAGAAATCAATGCACAGGTGATGGCGATGAAGGAAGAACAGACCAGACAGGAACTGCGGATGCAGCAGGAATATGGTTGCGACATCTATGGTCAGTATGAATACCCATACAACACGATGTCGCAGGATTGGAGCGGAGATCAGGTGGAAGGATTCTACTATCACGAAATAACTGAAGAGTGCAAGAAAGCAGGCGGTCAGTTCCCTGTCATCATGCAGGTGTACACATACATCATCTGCGAGCAGAACGATGTGGATTATGAGATGGTGTTCGCCCTGATCGAAAGGGAGAGCAAGTGCGTGTGGAACGCTGACGGAGGCGGCGGAGCATCTGTCGGACTCATGCAGATCGCAGAGAAATGGCAGCAGGAGCGCATGGAAGAACTGAACTGCACGGACCTGACGCAACCGTTCCAGAACGTGAGAGTCGGGGTGGACATCCTGTCAGAACTTCAGGAGAAGCTGAAGGGAACAGTTCCGGCAGAGCAGTTACCATATGACGTTCTGGCCGCGTATAACTACGGACTCCGGGGAGCACAGAAAAATCTATGGGCCTATGGGGTGCATGAGTACGAATACAACAGAGCCATTCTGAAAAGGGCGCAGGAACTGAAACAGGAGACGAAGGAAGCGAAGGAGGAAAAGCAGTGAAAGAAGGATATGTGTTGAAAGCGGATGCGGCGAAGTACCTGACACCAGAGCCGATCACATACGAAGCGATGAAGAGAAAGAGCGAAAAAGCAGCACAGACTGCACTGGAAGATGCGAAGACGAGCATCTTGAACGCAGCAGGAATCGGGAAGGTTGAGGCATATTGTATCAATACCGTGCTTGCAGAACTGAAGCGCAAGGGACTCTCACCGGAACAGGAAGAGTATAAACGCATCAGCAGAGAGACGGCCAGAATGGTCATCAGGGACCGGAAAGGAATCTGGACAAGATACTATACCGGCAAGGAAGGTCTGAAAGACTGGCTCCTCTGGAAGCTGGGACTGAAGAAAGAGACAGTATTTGACCGGATGAAGCGAATGGGAGTGACCGGAGATGTTCTTCAGGACATGGAACTCCTGACAGGAGGGAAGAAGAGATGAAGACGAAAGAGTTGATTGAGTACCTTCAGGGGTTCGATGCAGAATCCGAAGTGGTGGTCATTGCGGCGAATCCGAAGGAACGGAAGAAGTATGACGGAGAGATGTTCGGAATCACGGACGGAGGGCAGCCGATCTTCTGTATTGAGATCAGCAACGAGTCCGATCTGAATGAGAAAGAGATCGCGGCAGCAGTACAGGATGAAAGAGAGGCAGAGCAGGAATGAATTTGAGATATGCAAAGCGAAGCGAGGACACGGAGCAGATCAACGTGGCATCGTGGGCGGCTTGGAACGAGAGACAGTACCCGGAATTGAAGTGGCTGCATCACATTCCGAACGGAGGCAGCAGAAACAAGGCAGAGGCGGTCAAACTGAAGCAGATGGGAGTGAAGGCAGGTGTCTCTGATCTCTGCCTGCCGTACCCGAAAGGAATTTACTGCGGATTGTACATCGAGATGAAGTTCGGAGACGGAAAGCACCAGAAGTCGCAGAAAGAGTTCCTGACTGACATGGCAGCAGTCGGACACTACGTCGCA